AATACGCACAGTACTGCATGGAATCTCGATTCTTCCAAAGCCAGACTTCATGATTATCGATGAAGGATTCGGTACACTAGATCCTGCGGGAGTCGACTCTTGCATTAGACTCTTGCGTTCAATCGCATCAAGATTCAGATTTCTAATCGTTGTCTCTCACGTTGAACAGATGAAAGACGCGGTCGACTCTTGCATTGAGATTTCAAAGCATGAAAAAGACTCATATGTGAATTACATTGGATTATGCAAACGATTGAGAAGAGGAGATATGGTGAGCATACTGTTCACTATATCGATGCACCACGGTGCCAAACGCTGATGTGCAAGCACTGCGGATATGCGTGTACAGATCAATATGATCTAGAAAAGCTCGAGTCTCACGGCGCCTGTGGATCGTGTTACTCAACTTTTTATAAAAAGATCACTCTTGATCTTGGCGATGACTTGCTCTGTAACGTAATCTCAAATACCGAGTGGAAAGAGTATATTGCACGTCGCTTTTTCATAAAAAGTGTCTAAATTAGATATGTGGACACAGACAACAGACAAAATTCAGAACTAGTAGCTGCGCTAGTCGATACTTCATGGGGGAAGTCATCGTCATTCAGTAACGGCTCATCGATCAAGTGTAGCGTTAGCGATCACACGCTGAAAGTTATCTACACAATTGTGTTTAATTGCGGTACTGATCGCGAGCTTATTCTTACGCGCAAGAAGGAAGAAGAAGAAGCACGCTCTGCAATGGGAAAATACATTGCACGTGTTAAGTCTGATTTTAAGAGTGAGTACGATAAATCATTGTCTCTGAAATCACTCGGCCCGGGTACAACTCACATGGATATTATCGACGCTTCCAAGTTCAATCTGAAGCGTACTGCGCTTATGAGATACTGTGAGTGTTTCGAAATTAAAGAGTTATGTCACAATCTCCCAGGTTTCAAGAGATCGTAAAGTGCGGAAAGGATCCCGTGCATTTTATGAATGCACACGTAAAGATTCAGCATCCGACGAGAGGATCTCTTCCATTCAAGACGTATAGATTTCAAGATCAATGCGTGAATTTGTTTAAAGACAATCGATTCTCGATTGTTGTCAAGTCACGTCAGCTTGGACTCTCTACTGTAACTGCTGCGTACGTTCTCTGGTATATGCTGTTTCACCGTGACAAGAACATCATGGTAATCGCGAACAAGGGTCGCGTTGCTAAAAACTTTTTGAGAAAAGTAAAATATGCATATGAGAAACTGTCAGATTACGTCAAGATTGCGCAGATAAAAACGTCAACAGTTGAAACGTTCGAGCTATCAAACGGATCAGTTGTAAAAGCAGTCGCGACAACTGAAGATGCCGGCCGTTCTGAGGCTTTGTCGCTTCTCATCATCGACGAAGCAGCTATCATAAAGAAATTCGAAGAGATCTGGACTGCCACATATCCAACCCTGTCAGAGGGCGGATCTGCAATTGTATTTTCTACTCCGAAAGGTATTGGAAATCAATTTCATACGCTTTATAGCGAGGCAGTAAACGGTACAAACGGATTCAAGTACATCGAACTTCCATGGAACGTGCATCCGGAGCACGATCAGAGATGGTTCGAAAAAGAATCCGCCAACATGACTCGCAAGCAGATGGCGCAAGAATTTCTCTGTGACTTCATATCGTCCGGTGATACATTCCTGCAAATTGAAGAGATGGAAAAAGTGAGAGGGATGATCTCACAGCCAATCTCAAAAGAGGGAAGAGACATGGGTGTGTGGGTTTGGAAAAGACCAGAGCCGGGTCACTCATACATCATGTCCGCAGACGTTGCGAGGGGAGACTCTGCTGACTGTTCTACATTCCACATTGTCGATGTTGCCGACTGTGATGTCGTAGCAGAGTATAAAGGAAAACTCGCCCCAGACATGTTCGGTGATCTTATGATCGAATACGGTCTGAAATACAACAATGCGCTTGCATGCCCCGAACATAATAGCTTTGGTTATGCGACGGCAATGAGACTGCGAGACGCGAAGTATCCTTCGATTCATTACGAAGAAAAATGGCTTAAACCCGGACAGTTTGGACAGAAAGAACCAATCGAGGGAGCGATTCCGGGGATCACAACACACAAGAATAACAGAAGCATTATCGTATCGAAGCTCGAGGAGATGATCAGAAATAACAAACTTCAGCTTCACTCGAGCCGTACACTCGATGAACTTAAAACGTTTGTCTGGATTGGATCGAAACCTCAAGCTCTTGCGAACAAGAACGACGACCTCGTAATGTCTCTCGCAATTGCATGCTGGCTTCACGATCAGCTCTATGGAGACAGGACAGGTAAAGTTTCATACGATAGCGCAAATCTTTTGAAATACGCTACTGTACGTAAAAATACAATGATGCCAGTCGACGCCCAGATGCGTCAGGCAGGAATGATGTGGACTGTGCCAAGACCCAGTGCTCCCCCTAAAACGATTGGTGGGCATCACTGGGGATGGCTACTTAGGTAATAACGATGAAAAAAGTTTCAATCTCAGAACAACAGCTTCGCGCAATCGTTCGTAAGGCTCTCAACGAAGATGTGGACTATAACGGCATCAAGGTCGTCACATCGCTTGCAAGCATTCTCTACAAAGCGATTCAGACATTCGAGCAGAAAGCTTCTGATTCTCCTGGTCTCATTCATGCTCTGAAGCCCGAGGTTGACGGACTAAAGGAGAAACTCGAGCACATTCTTCACAATCCAGGAATGTATCTCATGAAGACTCCCTCGGCACAGCAGGGTCAACAACAAAAAAGCTTACGTTTTCAAATTAAAGTTTGCCACTGTAGTATTTTACTTTCAGTGGCAAAGTCTAACGAAACAAAAAGTGATCTGTTCTCACGTCTGACAAGACTGTTCAGATCAGGTCCCGTGATACGAAAGAAGATCAGCGGACAAGACACGCCGATCATGACGTATCAGCCAGCCCAGGGATCGCTGTTCTTCAAATCGTCGACGCCAACGTATCATGCGTTGAATTCTGCTGCATACGCAGCAGCTGAGAGATCATTCAGGTACCAGGATTTCATTGAAATGGAATCAATGCCAGAGATCTCTACTGCACTGAACATCTACGCTGATGAATCCTGCTCTCAGGATGAGAAGGGTAGAACGCTTCATGTGTACTCAGATAACACAAAGATTCAAGATATTCTTGAGAATCTCTTCTATGACGTTCTCAATGTCGAGTTTAATCTCAAACCTTGGATCCGGAACGCCGCAAAGTATGGAGATCAGTACATTGTTCTTGATGTACATCCAGAGTACGGAGTCACGTCTGCTTTCCCCCTTCCAGTAAATGATGTGGAAAGGGAAGATCACTACGATCCAAAGAATCCAATGGCTGTGAGATTCAAATGGATGTCCGCAGCGAGAACGTTGGAGAACTGGGAGATGTGTCACATTCGGCTTCTGGGAAATGATGCATTCCTGCCATACGGGACATCTGTGCTCGATGGTGCGAGAAAAATCTGGAGACAGCTTGTCTTGCTTGAGGATGCAATGCTCGTTTACAGAATTGTTAGGGCTCCAGAGCGCAGAGTTTTCTATTTCGACGTCGGAGCAATGCCAGAAGAAGCAATCCCTGCCTACATCGAGCAAGCAAAATCAAATTTTAAATCTGCACCGGTGATCGACTCGGCAACCGGTAGAATTGATCAGAGATACAATCCAGTATCGATTGAAGAAGACTACATGCTCCCAGTACGTGGAAGCGACACAGGTACGAAGATCGACACCCTGGCTGGTGGACAGAATGCTGCAGCTGTCGATGATGTGAAGTACATGCAGAGTAAACTGTTTTCTGCCCTGGGCGTTCCTAAAGCATATCTTGGATTCGATGATGCACTCTGTCTCACTGGTGATATTCTCATTCCGCTTCTCGATGGCAGAACAGTGTCAATGAAGGATCTTGCTGCGGAGCATGCATCAGGGAAACAAAATTGGGTTTATTCATGCAACGCAGATGGATCTGTAAAGCCAGGAAAGATCCTGTCTGCGTGGAAAACAAAAGAGACAATTGAGCTCCTAGGAGTTGTCATTGACAATGGTGAAGTGATCAAGTGTACACCGAATCATCCGTTCATGATGAAGGACGGAACGTATAAGCGAGCAGACGAACTTGAGGCAGGTGATTCTCTCATGCCCGTATATCGTCGAATTTCTTCCAAAGCAGATGGAGACCGTCTCGACGGGTACGAGATGATTTGGCAATCGGGAGAGTGGGTGTACACTCATAAGCTTGTTAACGAGGCACAATCACACGGAGTTCACAAGGTCTCAAGGATGAGAGTGATCCATCATTCAAATTTCAACAAGCTTGACAACGCCCCAGAGAATCTCACTGAGATGACATGGTATGATCACAGGAAGCTACACTCTCAGAATCTTGATTCAACGCTGTTTAGGCCAGACGTAGTTGCAAAGAGAGAGCCAATTAGACTAGCAGCTCTGTCTGGTCCCGGTCATCGTGCAAAGAAGTCAGCACAGATGAAAGCCCAGCATGCAGACGTATCAAGCAAGATGTCTCAGTGGGTAAAGAGTGATGGTCTAAGGGCAATCGCTAGCAAGAACATGCTTTCTAGGTGGAGCGATCCAGCGTATTACGAGTTCAAATCGAAACAAAATAAAGAAATCGTGAATCGTACAGAAGTTAAAGCAAAGCTCTCAGGAGAGAACCACTGGGTCAATAAAAAATACGCGCAGTGGACGCTTGAAAATTTCGTTCAGTATTGCCACGAGAATAGCGTCACAGAGAAGCGTCACTTTGACGTAGGAAGCGGTGCTCCTTTCGGAGAACGTTATCTCAAGAGACTCCTAAAAGAGAACGGATACTCAAGGTGGCGAGACTTTGCAAAGGATCACATCTTGAGGAATCACAAAGTGTTCGGTGTTGCGAAGATTGTATGTGATACACCTGTTGAGGTTTTCGATCTTGAAATCGAAGAATATCACAATTTCCTAACCTCTGCAGGAGTGCAAGTCCACAATAGCTCAAAAAGCACACTTGCCCAAGAAGACGTGCGTTTTTCTCGTTCAATTTCTTCAATTCAGCGCACGGTTATTGCAGAACTGAATAAGATTGCAGTCATACATCTTTTTGCTCACGGATTTGTTGGAGAAGATCTCACAAATTTCATTCTCAGACTTCCGAATCCGTCGACAGTTGCTGAGCAACAGAAACTTGAACTGTACCGTTCGAGATTCGAGATTGCAGCTGCAACTCCACAAGATCTCTTCAACCAAGATTTTTTGAGACGTCAAATATTTGGAATGACAGATGACGAAATCGCTGAAATCGAGCTAGGAAAGTACAGAGATAAGAGACGTTCGATTGAGCTCGAAAATTACGCTTCGAAGCTTTCTGGTGGTACTCCCGGAGGAGCAGGTGGGGACGAAGAATTCGGTGGTGCTGGCGGTGGCGGCGGGGGTGGCGGCGGAGGCGGGTTCGACGCTGGTCTAGGTGGAGGCGGTCTTGGCGGCGGCGGTGGAGTTCCGCCGGGAGGAGAGGCAACGGGACTCGATGCAGCGGCATCTGGACTGGAAGCCGGCGGGGGAGGCACTGGCAGTCCGGGTGGAGCGGAAGGAGAAACTCCACCAGCCCCCGGAGAAGAAGAAACACCGGAAGAAATTAATGCGGATGACGATCCAAACGAAGATGATAAGAAAGAGCTTTTGACGTCCGGCGATGAACTTCCTATTAAACGATCAGGATCGGTACGATCTTCAAAGAGAGAATCTCGAGCTCCATCAGAGAACAGTACTCAACAAAAATATCACCGTCGTCAGAGAAGAAAGCAGAGGACCGGTCCAGTCGCACTGGCTGAGCCTGATTTTATTTCGTCACTATCTCACAAAGATCAAGCACTATCAGATCCGACAGATTCAAAATCGTTGAGGTCATTTGCAAAGATGAACGTTGAATCAATTACTGAGGGTCTCGATATTGGAGACGCAAATAAAAAAATGACTCAGAAATACACTACTGTGCTTCCGTCGCTCAGCCCATACCTCATGGGCTGCCTCGTCGGACTCAAGAGCGAGTCGAAAAGCTCAGGTGGTATGCTCAATGAGGAAGTCGAACGAGAGATTGATGTAGATATTGATGATGACGTCTAATACGGAGTCCGCATGAAACACAACAAATTTAGGAATGTCGGTCTCACATACGATATTCTCATTGGCGAAATGTCACGGAGAATCGTCGAGGGCGACAACCAGGGAGCTGGAAAAGTTCTCGACATTATCAAACGTCACTACGGCAAAGACTCGATCATTCAAAAAGAGTTCCGTCTGATCGATGCTCTCGCAAACGAAAATGTTTCATCAGAAGCGATAGCAACGCGTGCTCTGTCAGAGGCTTGCAATAGAACGCGCGGTGTTTCGAAGGGAAAACTGAC